ATCAGTCCACTTCTGTAACATGAGATTGTTCCACGCATATCCGCGGCCTTTACGATCTTCGAACGCTTCAGTAAGACCCACTTTTTTGCTTGTGCCTTTAGTACGCACACCCGGATACGCTGAGAAGACATTATCACTGGTATCACCACGCATACATTTTTCAAATAAGAGCCACTCTGGATCTGGGATTGCTTTTGGTTCTTGTGTTTTCTTGTCGATAACTCTTTTACCTTTTGCATCAAAGATTCCTTCGTGTGTAATAGTTGTTTCCATAACACCGTTGTATTGTTTTACATTCGGTGCAATAAGCTGTACAAAATCTGTGTCAGTGCTGATAATAATATGGTTATCATCTGGATGACTCTGAATCCAGCCAGCAATAAGATCATCAGCTTCTAATTGCGGATGTTGCATTACTGTGCAATTTGTCTTGTCTTTAATAAAATCTTTAAATGTGTCAAATGCTTCCCAAAACACTTTCTCTTCTTCAGCTTCACGTTCTGTGTGAGCAGCACGAGCTTCTGCTCGTTGTGCTTTGTAAGGTTTATAGTAATCTTTACGCCAGCTACGACCTTCTAAGCAGAAGATAACGTGATTGCCACCAAAGTCTTGCCATGCCTTTTTCACGCTATTAAGCGTGATATGAAAAGCCATGCCTAGTTTGATATCAGCATCACCGTTGATAACGTGACGAGCACGGAAAAATGTATTTGCTGTATCAACTATAATATAGTTCATTGATTGTTCTTTTTAACTGTGTTAATATCAATTACGCCGGTGTTTACTGCACCGCCGAAATCACCATCTACTACTACATTGGCACATAGTTCACGGAACCAACGATCTACAATTTGCTCATCTGGATCACCGTCAAAACCATATCCCTCTTGCTTTAATTTTAACACAAAATACTCGTTCCAGTCAAGCTCAAAAAAGCCATTACGAATGTTATCTTTGTTTACATGTGTTTCCAAAACACCGACCCATGGTTCTTTTAATTTAGTAGCACGATCTTTCGGAGCCATTTTGGCTGTTTCAGCTTCTTCAAGCCTCTTATTTGCTTCCGCCAAATCTGTTTCTGCTTTGGCAATTGATTCTTCCAATTTGTCTAAGCCTAGCATTTTTTTAATTATTTTTTTCATTAGGTTCCCCATTCGTTTTTAAATAATGGCACTTGTAGTCGATCACTGTACCGCCAACCTTTTCGCATTGCCATTTCCGCCACTGCACGATTGTTAAGGGTATACACCCGCTCAACACCACCAACAGGCATAATATATACAGGACCTTGAAACCCTGCCGCACGATATTCATCAACTGCTCGTTCAGCATCGTTCAGGTCCTCCTCTGTTGCTACAACAAACTTTAGATACGCATACCCAATTTCTTCATATTCACGCACTACATCGGGTCTAATAGCTTCTTCCCACTTTTCACCGCTACATGGTAACTTAGCACTTACACTAAATGTAACACATCTAGTTCCAGGCATTTTCATATACCATTCTTCTAGGTATTCTTTAAATTCTGAAGTAAGCCTTTGGGTGCCATTTGTTTCGAATGTAATCTCTTTAAGTTGATTCATATATACATGACTCAACAAGTCTGGATAAGCACGTTGCCATCCTAGTAGTGGCTCACCGCCTGTAATTACTAAGTGTTCGTCTAACCATGTCTTATACGGAAGAATTTCTACAATACGTTCAGCAATGGCATCCGATGTAAGCATTGGACTAAGATCCTTAAAACGAGGATCCCAGCTAGCATAACTATCGCAACCTGTAGAAACTAAAGGTAATTCTTCATATGTTTTGAACTCTGCAATACGTTCTGCAATTGGTTCAATTTCTGTACTTAGTTCACCTTTAGACATGCCAAATCCTTGACACTTAAAGTTACATCCAAATGTACGTAAGAAAACAGAAGGAACGCCCATGTAGCGTCCTTCACCTTGAATGCTGTAAAACAGCTCTGCTATTTTAATTTTACTCATAATATATTATACACTCTTTTTTTCTAAAAGCCAAGACCCGTCGCCATTATCAATCCATTCTAGAATATCACCCTCGCCCCATCCTTGCAAATCTAATACATCCTGCGGGATGGGCATTATTAGATCTTTTGTTTCTGGATCTTCTTCTAGTATCACAGTCCAATTTTTCATATCAGCGTATCTTTTGTTCTTTTATATTGAAGTTTACGACATTCTTCTTTAACTTGTATCGGATAGTCAGGACTAATTTCAGCTAGCCTACAATCATACACCACAACACGAGAATCATCAGAAACCTCTTCCCATAATATAACAATGAGAAATAATGCAATGATAAAAATTATAAAATTTTTCATAATCTATCACTAATTAACATTTTGCACATGAATGCATCTCTTTCATCTTTGAAGTAAAAATCCATTTTATCTTGTGTTGGATGACTAGTGTATTTGTTACCAGGGAGTCCAAAGACTTCTAATATATTGGCACAAGCTTCATTCCACCAGTAATTACTCTGACCTCTCCATGGTACTGAAACAAGATGAGTAAACCCTTCGTCTCTCGCAGGAATTCGACTATCCCAGTTACGATGTTTTTTTGTAATACTAGTTCTCATTCTGGTATTGGTCTAAATCGTTGTAAAAAACTTTCAATGTAACAACTATATTCTCTATTTCCGTGTTCGGGAGAATTTTCTTTAATGTAATGAACCCATGTATGCCCATCGAGTTCTATTACATGTATAACATGAAATTTATCATTGCTACTATTACCTACCCACTTTGATCCTTCTTTAACCATTTCAGCTCCTTTCGCGAATTTTTTTTAAAATAGTTTCGAATACAGCGTTATTACCTTTTTCAGTGTAATGATTTACGTTACCTCTTTCCGATGCCCATAATGTACTAAAATCGATATTATCATCTTCAATCGCCAATGCCGCAGCGATATTAATATGTGTTATGCTGATATACGATATATTAATTATACTTTTTATTTTCTCTCTTAACAAGCGATACATATCAATTTGGTAATCTTCGTCATAGTGGAATTCAAACCAAGATTTTGCTGTTTGTAAATTTTTATTGAATGGTTGAAAATGCCCGATAAGATCTGTAATAATTAAATCGCAATCTTTATGTAAGCCTTCTTTATGTAAAGGATGATTTCGAGTATGTATCCTACTCGGACTTGTATGACTCACGATAACAAGGTCAAATTGATCTAATTCTACATTAGCTAATTGTTTATATATTTTATATTCGCCAACTCCTGCTTGTGCTATATTAAACACTTCAAATCGATCCGCCAGCAATTCTGGCCAACCTTTGTTCCATCCCTCAGTGGGCCATTTGGCCGCAAAACTATCACCGGCGATTAAAATTCTCATAATGTTTTTAACCAAGGAATATATTCGTCAGCAATCATTTGATGATATTCTTTATTATAGTGCTCGTTGTCAGCGAGATAATATTGTGTATGGTCTATACCTTTTTCTGTAAAAAATGTTTCGACAGTTTTGTCAGCAACTTTTGTACATTTTAATTTACCATAATATTCAAACGTCTGCGGATATTTTAATCTATCAGTAACATTGAAGAGATACAATTTAGCCCCGTGGTCATTACAAATGTTATCCCATGCATAAACACTTTGTAAGAATTCTCTTTTTTCTGTAAACGAATTTAAATCAAAAAATGTTTTAATTTGCATAAATGTATGTTTACGCAAATTAGGATTTTTAAGTCCGTGATCATCACTAAATTCAACACCTGGAAATTTTCCATAGTCAGCACTAATTGGCTTGTTGAATAATTGTATAATATTATCTACAACTGTCGGGTCAGCATATCGATCAATTTGATTATTAGGTGAATCAAGTTTTAATGTAAAGTGATCTACATCAATCACATTGTCCGACAGTTCGTGATCAAATGCAATGACAAAACGATTAAACGGAGCCATGCAAAGGAATACTTCATCGATGTCTGCGTATCGCTGAAACATAGTAGTCAACCAATCAGTGTACACACGATTATTAACGCCAGCCATTGCATAAACAGCAACCGGTTTATTTGCTACAGTATTATATAATTCAGCATAATTGTTATCGTTCCAGTAACTGAAACTTCCCGGACCTATTTTGCCAGGAATGCTATCATACCCGCAGGTATGACTGTCACCGATAAACAATGCTCGACTCATTTTTTATAATTACCTTTTTCTGGAATAACATGGCGAACTCCGCCGGTTGGGTCAGCCATATCACCCTTGCGTCTTGGAATTAAATGCACATGTGGATAAGGAACAGTTTGACCTGCTGCTTCTCCCCAATTGATACCGATGTTGAATCCGTCCCAATCACCTGCCTTGACTCTTGCTTGTCCGTGTGCTAGTGCATCAGCAAAGCAATCTTCAATAACTCCATTAGCTGAGTATTTAGGCACAAATAATAAATGTCCTTCAGTTACTGGATATTTGTCTTGGAATACTACAACATGAAAATCATCACTAACAGTAAGGTCCCACGGTGCTTCGCCTGCTGCTCTTGCTTCATCTAATGAATAATGTAAATTCATATTAACCTCTAGCGTTTAGTTGTGTTCGAGAAATTTTAGGACCAGGGCTAGTAAAGTCCATACCTGCACCTCGTCCTTCGTATTGTGACCCATTCCATTTCATACTAATCTTAACTGATTTGTTTAGTATGACATTAAGTTTTACATGCTCTTCAAAATCTTGCACTACTGCTTCAACAGTTCGTTTGCTAGACACTTGCATAATTTCACAAGTGTCACTGTGACGGATCATTATACTCATTTAGTCCACCAGTCCTCGTATGGAAAATCAATCCATGCATTATTTTCTGCTTTATTAACTTCTTCGCCAACAAAGTCCATTGTAACTTTACAGTCTGATGCAAGATTATCAAAAAGTACTGCAAATTTAACATTATTATTCCAAATGTCGTCTTTCCATCTTTCGTCACTTGGTAAACAACTGCTCTGCCAATCTTCCATAAGCCAGTTAAGAGTGGCGCCGGTGTCGTTAATATCATCTACAATAAGAATATTCTTTTTACCACTACCCGATGCCATTGCATCATATATTTCGTGCCCAAATGCATCTTCTGCCATCCAGCAGTTACTTTCAGTTTCAACATGATCACGAAGTGAAACTTTTAAAGTTTCGCAAGGAACGTCAAGATAATAACTAATCATTTTAGCAGGCAACAGTCCGCCACGAGTAATTCCTACAATGTAATCTGGGCGCCAACCAGTGATAGAAATATCTCTACAAATTTTTGACACTAGACCTTGGTATTCGTTCCAACCTATCGTACGCTTATTCATTTGTTTGCTTTCCGCATTGCCATATATTCATCGTTGTGAATCCATTTATTTTTAACTAGGAATCCCCACTCACGTTTTTGTGGGCCGGGCATAAAAAGTGTCCATGCAGTTACACCAGGATGAAGCTCGATACGATGATAACTGTTAGAAGTACATATACGAAAATGGCCAGGTCCTCTCCATTTACGGATCTCACAGGTTTTAATGCCGTCTAGATTAAATTGTGGAATCCATTCATAGTATCCGCCTTTTAAAATTAGCGTAGCATACGGCCATGGATGATCGTGAACATCATCCGGATCACCTTTTAGGAACTTGTGTAAGAATACGTTAAACGGAAATGTTTTACGATCTTTAAGAAACAAATAGTACCGTTCTAGATATGGTTCGTT